TATTAATAAGATTATCAAGTCTTCCATCTGTGTTGATGTCAATCGAAACGTGCGGATCGTCTTCTGAATTATCTGTTAGCGTATTATTTAGATAGTTTCTTTCCAGCATTTTGTGCTTAATATAAGTTTGTTTCTTTTCCTTTTCCAATCTTCTAAGAAAAGCATTGCTTATGATCATAGTAAAATAAGCAAACGGATTGTTGTGTTTATCCGGATTAAAATTGTGAATGTATGCGAGGACATTTTCAATACCATCGCCAATCATTTCTTCTTTGTAAGTGTATCCGATAAAATTAGGTCTGTTCGCTAATCTGGTAGCTATCTTAATGATGGCTTCTCCAATGTATTCTGGCACCTTTGGTTTTGGAGTATCGTTTGCTACTGATTCTCTATATGCTGCGATAAACTTTACCATTTCAGCGTATAACTTTTTATTGTCTACGTAATGTATTCCTGACTTCTTTTTCATTGTATTCTCTTAATTTAAATTATTGGGCGTCACCTGTATTACCTTTCCCATTGAAAGCTGCTCAATAACATTGTCTAATATATGCTGCTCGACCATTAAATTGGTCAGGGAATTTAAGTAACTTTTTGTTTTGCTTCTTTGTTCTAAAAACTTCTTTACTATATTTTGATAATACATGACCATTTCTTCTGAAACATCACAAGTCAAAGATATATTAGATTTTGGTATGTTAATAGTAACAGATTTGGATTCTTTGATAGGGTCGCTAACAACGATAATTTGACCGTATTCTGTTTCTTCATACTGTATTTCTATTGGGTTTTTCACCACAACAACAGTAGTTGTGACCTCTGATATTTGGCCCATTATCTTCATACCATCAACGAAAAATATTCTGTATTCGTCAATCATTATAATGCAACATTGTAAATTTTATATTCAAATTGTTCTTGGTCATATATTTTACATCTTTCTATGAAATGTTTAAGAGTAAAATTTTGTTTCTTTCCGTGACTTAGATCATCAACAATATCATAAAGAATCGCACCTTTCTGTTCTTTTTCTTCATGCAATCTTAACATACGTCCAATAGACTGCAGCACTTTAATTTTAGATTTGCTTGGGCTTGCCGCAATCATATGATGAAGTCTTTTGATATTTGTTCCTGTAGAAGTAGTTCCTAATGAAGCAACAAGAATAGCATCATTGGTTGTTTCCATTGTTTTTCTTATATCTTCTCTTGATTCTACATCAACTGTTCCATCAATATGAAAAACATTCGAAACTTCAGAATCTTGTAGCTCGGAATATATTCTTTCTCCGTGATCTCTCAGCCTAAAGAATACTAGTCTATTACCTTTCAATGAAAGAGTCAAGTTTTTTATGAATTCATTTCTTTTGTTGTGGTTAACAAGAAAATCCACTTCTGAATTATAATCCATATCTTTAACAATTTGTGTTTCGTGTTTTTGATATCTTAGAACTATACATTTGATTTTTAGTTTTGAAGCAAATCCTCTTTCTATCATTTCTTTAGTTGAAATAGAACTATATTGTGGTCCAAACAATCCTTCAATGGTCGCTTGATTAAGAGGCTGATCATCTAGAGTTCCAGTTGTTCCGAATCTATATTTGCAATCTTTTAAATTGCACATAATTTCTATCATAGAAGTAGCTTTGGCTCCGTGAGCTTCGTCCCCGAACACAACACCAAATTGTTTGTACCACTGTGGCTTCATCTTTGTTTTCCCATTATTCAAAGATTGCCACGTAGTTATCACAACATCAGCGTCTATATTGTTTTCTCTGGACAGACCATCAGTTGATTTGTGTATTTTTCCTTTAAATCCATAATCTCTAAAATCACCCTCCATTTGATTGACAAGCTGGATGGTGGGAACGATAATAAGTTTTTTGTGTTTGCTATACCAAGTTGCAATAAAATATATGATGAGAGATTTACCTGATGATGTCGGAGAAAGCAGAGTTCTTCTGCCTGTTCTTATACATTTGATAACAGATTCAATCTGATAATCTCTCTTGTCAAACTTTTCTGGTATTTTTAATTTGTTTATGTGAGAAAGTATTTCGTGCTCAGAGACATTATCATAAACCAACTCGCGATCAAAAGTGAATTGATAATTTCTAGAATCACAAAACTTCTTGATTCTTTTCGCTAGACCAGCATATACTAATCCAGATTGTAGATTAACCAGTCTTATTTTGCCATCCCAAACTCTAGAACGAAATTTTGGGTGGAACTTATAATTCGGCGCAAAATACGTAAAGTGATCTGAAACTTCTCTCAAAATTCCAGGTTCGCAAACTAAACGAGAGTAAACGTTATCCACATATTCTAGATGCACCGATTCTGAGCTCATGAAAGTCCATTCATAAATTTAATAAACTCAAGAGCAGTATGTATATTGTACCCTCTGTTGTTTAGAGTTTTGATTATTGATTCTAAGAATTCTATTTTTTCCTCTTGTATACCAATCTTAAGAGAAAGATTGATAAGATCTGTATCAGCTTCAATATATTGAAGAACATCTGCCTTTAAAATTCTACCGCTGGCAGGAAGTTTCCAACCCTTATTATCTGTTTCTTCATTAGGTCCTTGTGTGTAAAACTCATATTTCTCAAGTCGAAGCTGTTTATATTCTGTGTTGAGTTTTCTTAATATAAGTTTTTCGTTGGAATAGATTTTATAATACTTGTGATGAAGCTGAGGAATTTTCAAAGATTCCTCAGCCAACTCAGTTTTATCAATTTTGCTATCTTGTTCCCATAACGAAGTAATTTCTTCAAGTTTCATTATAAATTCCTAAGAGCTTTATATATCGCATAAAACAAAACTATACCAAATGCAGAAATTAAAGCAAGAAAAATAAACAATACAAAAGAAAACTGTGCTGGGAGCATGATATAAACTCCTGCAAAAAACAGGAACAAAAGTAACCAAAGCAATTTAAGTGACATNTTATTATCCTAATTCATAATATGTGTATTGGAAAGTAACTGAGGANTCAATATAATTTATGTCGGTATCTATTGTATTAAAAGACAAATCGCCGACATTGACTGGAAAAGCGTCTTTAAAGACAAATTTCTTGTTTGGGTTCATACTACTTTTAAGTATACTAATAGTAATATCAGAAGTCAAGGTAAATTTAGAACCATTTTCAACATTTGCAAGATTTCTATAGCCTTGGAAATCTTTTGCGTTACCCAAAGCTAGCATCCAATCAAATAAAGCTTTCCAATTTTCTAAATTTTCATCAACTTTAAATCTTAATGTTAAAGGCTGGTATGTAATATTTCCAGGAAAAGGAATTCTGGTAAATGGGGTTGGAATACTAGCAGTGCCAAGATTAAGACCAGGAATTTCTAATGATTGTTGAAAATATTCTAGATGAGGAATTCTAGAAATTATCGCCTTATAACCAAATTGACTAAGAAAATTTGGATTAGCAATATCAGCCATAATTGATCCAATCTATAGAAACAGACATTACTGATTATACTAGCGTGTTAAATTTAGTCAAGTGAAATGTCAATAATATTTAGGCGTTTTTATTCTCTAAAATGATAATGGCGAGACCGAAGCCTCGCCATTATTTATACAAATAGAAAGTATATATTTTACATCAGGTTATTGACGATGACCCGACGATAGTAAACGTTAGAGTCCTGCTCGAGCGCAGCAGTTGCGTTAGCAGCTGTTGTTCCCTTAGCGAAGGGGTTTGGTGCCATGCCGTAGCGTGTCTTAAAGCCGATCTTGGGCTGGAAGGTGCTTGGGTCGTTTGCACGGACCATCTGGAGTGGGACGTATGGGCAATAGAAGAGACCAGCGTCAAAGGCGTTAGCACCTTTGAAACCAGCAACCATGAAGTTAGCACCAGCATATGGATCAATGAAGACCTTTGTGCGACCATTGAGAACACCAGCGAAAGTATAACCAGTGTCATCAACCTGGAGGTTGTTACCAGCTAGTGCAGGTGTGTAGTCTAGGATGCCAGCAGAGGCAAGAGCGGAAGCAACATCAGAGGAGCAGAGCACCATGTTGCCTTTACCCCTACGTGTGTCTTTGGCGATCTTGTTAGCTTCACGTTCGATTTGGAACATAAGGCCCTTAAACTTCTCAACCATCCAGCGACCATTAGAGTCGGTGTCGAGGTCGAAGATACCAGAAGTTGTTGTCCCTTCAGTTGCACCCTGCTTAGCAGTGATGATAATGGAGCGAATAACTTCGCGGTTGATTTCGGCAAGAATCTCGGAAGAGAGGATGTTTGAGAGTTCCTGCTCGGCATCAAGACCGTGAATTGCCTTGAGGTCCTGGGCGAGTTCGAGCGAGTATTCAGCTTTGAGAGCACGTGTCTTAGCGGAGACCGTCACTTTCTCGATGCTGAATGCCATCTCTGGGAAGACGGCAGTTGAGTTAGATCCGAGACCTTCAGCTGTGCCGAGGATCAGACCCATTGTTGTGTTGTAGGTAGAGTTACCTGCGTTGTTAGAAGCGCCAGGGAAAGTGCCAACAGTGTTAGCGCCGAAGTCTGTCGCGGCAGAAGCACCAACTGCGGCAACTGCTGCGTTGGCTCCACCACGTGAGGCGAACGAAGCATCTGGTTCGTTATAGAAAGCTTCTGTGCCTTCCTGGTTGGCATAACGGCTGCGCATTGCAAAGATAAGACCAGTTGGTCCTGTCATTGGCTGAACGCCGCAAACGTCATAAGCGATGAGGTTTGGCATAGAACGACGAACCAGTGAGATTAGAACTGGGTCGAAGTTGTCGATGCTGGAGCCTGTTGCGTTTGTTGGGGTGGCTTCTCCAAGGAGTTGCTGGCCACCAAATTGACCCGACTCTCTGAGAGCTCTTTCAGTATTCTCGAGAGCGTGGGCTGTGACGAACTTCTTTTGGCCGCTGATCTCTGAGAGCTCCTTGTGCTCTAGAACCGCCTGCCACTTCTTGTATAGTTCCTGTTTAGACATTTTTCATTTACTCCTTAGTGGAATCTTGATTATTTATATAACTTAATCTTTTACGAGTGTTTTGCTAATTGCTTGAACATAGCGGTTCATAATTGGATTTTCAACTTGTTCTTCTTCATCATTCAGTAGTTGTTCTTCAACAAGTGCTTGTGGTTTTGTTGATGTCTTTTTTTCAAAGTTAGACTCTTTCAGGATATTGAGTTTTTTCCGGAAAGTATTCTCATCTACGAAATCAACACTTTCTGCAACCATTTTGAGTTTTTCAGCAGCCGTTGATGTCATTCCTTCAGCAACTTCAGCAAAAATTTCATTTTTGACTTTTTCCTGGAGTTGATTGTTAAGTTCAATATTAGCTTTGGTTTCTTCTTCAAGAGTTGATTCTAGAGTTTCAACTCTGTTCACCAGAGCTTCAACCACATCAACCTTCGATTCAGGAACGTTTAAGTTGTTTTCAACGAAAACATTATAAATTCCCTGCATCAGAGATTCTGCGATTTCATTCTTGAGTGATGATTCTAGTTCAAGTTTATTTTCTTTGACCCACTCAGAAGCAACATAATTAAGATATTGGTCTAGAACTTCTGTAATCTGAGAAACAGTTTCTTCTGCTTCTTCTGCTAGTTTTTGTTCATACTGTTCTTCAAGCTCAGCACGAATTGTGATAGTTTTGGCTTCCACTAGAGCATTGAAAACGTCTGTAGCTCTTTCAGTGAATTCTTCGGTTAATGTTTTGTCATTGCCAAAGATCTGAGCGATATCTTCTTTTGTGGCCATGGCCCCACCAGTTTTTGCCATGATAGATGCTGCATTTTTGGCTGCGGCACCAGGAGGAATGTTATCTGCTTCATGGCCAATTTGTGCCATTGCATCATTGAAGAAATGAGAGAGATCTTCTTGTCCGAGTTGTGCTAACATCTGCGTAAGAGTTGAGAGCATTTCTGGACGAGAAGGATTGGGTTTGAGAGTAGCAGCTGCTACTGATTCTTCTTCGTTTAACCTTTTCTTAGTCATTATTTTAAACTCCGTTTGAGCTATATTGTATTTATAATTTTTTGTGTTTTATATTCTTTTTGCAACACCATTAAGAAATCTTTCAAAAATCTCAAGTTTTTTGTCATCGTCCAGTTCTCTTGATGTTACAGCTTGTTCGATTTGTCTCTCAGCTTTGCGCGCAACAAGAAGATTATTTTCCCAAAGCCAATCTACACCTTCCATAATGCCGTTAACAAAGGCATCAGGAGCAGAAGGATCAGCTACAATATCAGCAGCTGTTGAAAGGAAAAAGTCATCTTTGACCAGTTTGTATCCTTTGTTTGTTTCTTCGAGTGTGCCGAGACCACGAGTCGAAACGCCGAGTTTACCACCAGCTTCCATGATACCACAAGCAATGTTACCCATAGGCGTTGAGAGAATTTTTGCTCTTCCGATATAATTGTTTCCGTCTCTTTCAAGTTTTTCGATCAGATGAGAAACTCTATCAAGATTGATTGATGGACCATCTGGATGACCGAGTTCTCCGAATGCTCTCTTTTCTGTAATGTGAGATTTTGTATATTTGTCAACAGCTGATTCTAACACTGCGGCGGGATAAAATCTTCCGTTACGATTTTGAACCTCGCCCATCATAAAGATACCTTCGATATAGAAGTTCTTTTTACCGTTTTCGGCAGCTTCTGTGATAATCTTTACGTCTTCAATTTGCTCAGAAATAAGTTTCATTTAGATCCTCCTTATTGTCCTGGTACTACATAATCGCTATTAGCACCAAGTGGGGGAGCTCCACCTGTTCCTAGCTTTTGCAAATCTAATATTAGAGTTCCTGCTGTAGAACCAATGAGATTTGCAGTTAGATCTGCAGAACCATCTAGGGTAAGCTGTCTTCCATTACCAGAAAAATCTAGCCAGCAAGAAGAATCAACAACAAGAACCACATTGGCTCCGCGCTTGATTTCCCAATATGAGTTTGCTCCAGATGGCGAACCAGCCCAAAGCTGGTTGATGACAGCTGTTACGATGTTTTCTCCGGGAAGAGCGATGTTTGAAACAGAGTTATTTCCAGCAATAACAATATTGCCAGAATTTGCATTCATGTGAATTGCCACAGAACCATTTTTCTTATTATTCATAATCCTATATGGCATTAGTCGATTCCCTTTTCAATTGCGAATTCAACAAGACTTACAACGCCTTCTTCGCTTTCCATCAGTTTTAACATAACTTCTCTGTTCTCTTCGTTTAGAGTGTTGTAGAGGCTTGTGATTGCGTATTCAAAATGATTTTTATGAACCCTTGGATTTTCCATTCCAAAATGGTTTTTCCAATAACCCATCCAACGCTTTAGTGTATCGCTTGATGATAAGTTTGGAGCTCCAGGTTGAGTTGTTCTGTTTATTACTGAAACGGGGTCTGATGGAACAACTTTTCCTCTTTCAAAACTTTTATTTGCCATAACTTTCATCGCGTCTGTTTCTTGTGCAAGGATTTCTCTTGTTTTTGCTTTTTCTGCTTCTTTAGCAGCTCTGGCAGCCATTCTAGCAGCTCGTTGTTCTTGAGTGGAAGCCAATAATGGTCTTTTAGCTTCAGAAACAAGGGACTCACCAAATAATTTCCAAGCTCTTGCATATAAAACTCTCAAACCCTTTTCTTCGCCATATTCTTTGATAAAACGAGATTTGTTGGATCTAATCCAATTTTCGGCGTCTTTTCCGGGAGGGGCAGATTCTGTTACGTAATCATACTCAAAACTCTGAGTGAGATATTTGTTGTATTTATCTCTCATGGTTTTTCCAAAGGCTTTGCGCGAAGAT